ACCGCGGCCAACAGGGAAAGGCCTGATCCGGTCATTGCTCGTCCGCATTCTCCCAGTTATGCCAGACGTTCTGGGCATCTTTCTGTTTAAGAATATTCATTCTCATGCCGCCTACATTTTTTTACAAAAGTATAAACTCTATATTAGTACATATATCATTTTTTATTAAGACGTTTTTGTCTTAACTGAGTAATTATAACATATTTCAAGGGTAAATATCAAGTATTGAATAGTGATATGCCATTATTTTACTGATTTGGTATTATCCTGTTCTTTGTTACTATCCGTTAGGTCATTGCTTTCATCACTTAACCGCTGTAATTCCAAAGATACATTATTAGTATATGGACTCAATTCAACAATGGTCTTTTTGCTGATAGCACCCATTTCCCTTTGTGTCTGTAATTCATTCATCATGGACTGTGTATCAACAGGACGATTATAATTGAAAGTAATATTCACTCCATAAAAATCATCATCAGAGAATGTAATATTTTGTAATTCAAGTAATTTTCTAAAATACTCAAACCTTTTGAAAAATCCATCTTTAAGGACTTTTGTCATTGCCTTTGCTTTATTATCTGTCTGACTAAAAAGCAATTTTAAACTGATTTCCGATACGTTAGCAATATTGCTTTGTCCTATTACTGCACTTGGCACACAAGCAACAGTATATAATTGCTGAAGCAAATTATCTAATTCCAACTTAATACTGTTATAGTCCAGTGTAGCAGACGCATATTTAAAATCCCCACCTGCTTCAAAGTTAATATTTGCGCCGCACATATCTTTGCTGATAGAAGAATCTATGCCCCTGCCAATACTAACCCCTAAAGAATTCAAAGATAAAGTGGTAATACTATCATCAAGTTTAGAAAGTAATGATTCAATCTTATCCATAATAGGGAATAAATCTTTCATAGGACTATCACCAAAGAAGTCATACTCTGATTTATCCAGTAAGGCATAATGAATAGGAAGCCCTGTTAAGTTCGGTTTTTCATCTTCCAATACATTATTTATGTATATTGATACTTTATCAGGCAAATAAACAATATAATGCTCTATGCCTGTTTTCGCTTCTTTCCAGTATTCTACAAATGCAACATAATGTAGTGGTATAGTGAACTTGTAACACTCCTGCCTAATGGATTACAATATCTACTTAGAAAAGGAGTACGCCATG